TCGCATACACTTTTCGAAAAGAATCCACTTAGGATCCGGAATGACTTTTGGTTCCTTAGTCTTTTTATCGATGACTGCTTTACCTTTTTTGTCGAAAATACCTTGTATAGTATGGAGCTCATCTGAAATTCCGTTATATTGATTTACATTGTCTGCAAGTAGTTGATAAAAGTCTGTGTCACTGCTTACAATAGTGTGATGATCCTCCGGATGACTCTGTATCCAACCAGCAATTAAATCATCTGCTTCTAAGTTTTCGTGTCTTAATACTGTGCAATTTGTTCGTGTAGCTAGAAATTCTTTTAGGTTATCAAATGATTCCCAAAATAATTGATCTTCTTCTTGTTCTTTTTCTGTAAGTGCTGCACGGGCTACAGCACGATTGGCTTTATAAGGAGTGTAAAAATCTTTACGCCAGCTACGACCTTCTAAGCAGAAGATAACGTGATCGGCTTTTTGATCTCTAAATGCCTTACTAACACTATTTAGCGTTACGTGGATAGCAAAACCTAACTTATCCCAAGTATCAGCTTGGCGGTGGGCGGCGTGACGAGCACGGAAGAATGTATTTGCGGTGTCAACAAGTAGATATCTCATAGCATTATAATAGCATATAATGACTAAATTGTCAATAGGTTTTGGACATAATTTTGGTATAAAACTTCGGCCCAAGCTCGGTGTGCATCGGCACCAAAATGGTAACTTCTTGGATTAACCGTTTTAAAACCCTGTGCCAAACACCAATTATAGTAAGTACCGCTGGCATTGTATGGATCTATATAACTACCGTGCCAATCATATTCTTTGGCACCTAGGTAGCCTAGATTTTTAATATGACTAAAGTCGCTGTAAGTATTAAAGAATAAATGTGGGATTTTTCTAGCGTTCAAATCTTCGTGTAGTTTGGAAATTCTATTATGTACACTAACAATCTTATCATTGATTACTGTTGGATCACTTTGTTCGATAACCCATTTTTTATATTGATCTTTTAGTGCATCGGGAACAGAATCGGTTCCACCGGCAGTGACTTGATAGTAAGTACCATCGTGTAACCATTCTTCTCGTTCCCAAGTTGACCAACCAATTACCATGTAGTCGGGAGTCTTGCCAGCTTCTTGTAAATGATTCCAAGTGGTTCTAAAAATACGATCGTTGCTGGCAGCACTTTCTGCGTCGCATTCTAGTATAGCATACATCATGTTTGCTAATTCGCAACCGTAGCTTACACGTAAATTATCTGGATGCGGAACACGACCCAATGCCCAATACAGTGGATCATCGTCGGCAAATGCATAGGTGTTTATTGCTTCGGCGCCAGCACTATGGCTATCACCATTGATATATAAAATCAATTAACTGACCTCTGTGCGTCCATCGCCTAAGTCACGACGATCAATGACTCTTGGTCTTGCTTCAGTTGGCTGATTGGCTTCCCATTGTTCAAAGTTTTCTGCAATGATATTTTTACATACATCAGCAAACCAACGGTCTACCATGTCTGCATCGGTATCGTCTTTTTTCAATTGATACCCGGCACGTACTAGATTAGCAATAAACTTATCGTTCCAGTCTAATTCGAATGCACCATTGCCGATATTCTCGGGATCTAACTCAACACTAAGAATAGCCACATAGGGCTCGCCTTTTTCTGTAGCAATATCCTTAGCCGACTTTTTCTTAGGCTTTGGAGCCGCTTTGGGTGCTTCTACTTCTGGTTTCTTTTTAAATACGTCAAATAGTCCCATAATTTTTCCTTACTTGATCCAATGTTGTACTAGTACCATCAAGCTCAACCAAGCCCACATAGTGTTAAAACCTACTAAGGTTGGCAGAGCCTTTTTACGACTGGCCCATATTAATGTTACACTAGTTGCTAGTGTTAGATAGTATAATTCCCAGATTTGTATACCAAAGATTAATCCAGGAATAATAATAATGGCCTTGGCCAACCACGATACAAACTCTACTGTATTGTAACTGGTCCAGTAGTCCCGTGTAAACCACATCATATAGCAATCACGCATATTTCGCCAACCGCTGTGACTATAGCTAATAACCATTAGTACTAACCATACTCCAACTGCTAACAAAATTTGATTTAATGTCATTTTGTTTCCTCTTCTGTTACTTCTACCCAAGTGTAATCACCTAACCACTTAACCTGACAAATATATTCATAGTCGGCAGGTGCACCAGTGGACCAATCATTTGGCCCATTGTGTGTTAATCTAGTTTGTTCTTTGTTATGTTCGTATACTAACCAATATGATTGACCGTGATATACTTGGAAATCGTATTTAGCGGCATGCACCATGTCGGTAATATCTAATCTCCGTTTTAGTTCTGCAGCCTGACGCTGTAACACTTCTACTAATTCTGTGATACGATTGTATTCCTGTTGTGCGTACATACGGGCCACATTGACCATAATGTCTTTTTGCCGTTCAACGGGAATAAGATCAAACTTAGGACCACCCGCTTCGGTTGCGTAGGTACTTACGTTACGATTAAAGAACGCAACAAGTGTATTGCCAACTGTAATGTCAAAACTTTCACGACCGTCTGCTATGTTTGATTTCTTTTCATCCACGTTTTAGTTGCCAAATTATATGTTCTGTTGGTTCGTGATATCTGAACTCAAATACAGGAGTGCCTGGACCTGTATACATTGCTGTACCCTCGTAGGCAAAGCGTAACCACAACCAACGACCAGTTATATCACTACGTTTAGGCAACCATAGAAACTTTAACTTCCAATATGCTCGATCATAAAAGTAATCGTATTGTTCATCCATACCTGTATATAATCCGTATAAGCCTTGTGGAAACATTCCGTACTTTACTGTAGCCACTTAATCTTTAACCAAGCACGTTCTAATACATATTGCCATATAGCTAAGACAAAGTGAATAGCAACAGCCTCACCTAAGCCTGTCCATATAGCTGTGATTAGTAGTGCTGTGATACGATAGCTAATTGTTCTAACTAAAGTTCTTGCGTGAGTTTCTGTCATTTGCCCCAACCATTGCCCCATAAGTCTACATGTAAGCGTGGGCTATAGTTAAATCCACGTTCACAGCAGATATTGGCAATGTTTAGTTTGTTTGATTCGTATGGATCAACAACACCTCCTTGTGGCATTAAGTATACAACACCTTTGAATCCACCTGCACGGAACGCATCTACAGCACGTACAGCTTCATTAACGTGATCTTCAGTCTCAACAACAAACTTAAGATATACATGACCATAGGTTTGATAGATATTAACAATCAATGGCTTGATAGCATCGTCCCACGATTCACCACTTGCCGATAATTTAGCACTAACACTGAATGTAACTTCACGACCTGGCGCAGCATCTACCCAGTCAATTAAGTAGTCTCGAAAGTCTTCGTGTAATTCTTGAGTACCATTAGTTTCAAATGTAATATTTTTTAGGTCCTGCATACGAGGATGACTTAACAAGTCTTTATAAGAACGTTGCCAACCTAGCAATGGCTCACCGCCCGTAATAACTAAATGCACATCATTGCCATTGTTCTGTGCCCAACGATTGTTAGGAGTTAAGGCTAACATCTTGTCTACAAGTTCATCTGTAGTGTATGTTGGAGACAAATGTTTGAACGCAGGATGCCATGACGCATAACTGTCGCAACCTGTTTCTACTAATGGCAAATCTAAAAAGTCTTTATACAGTTCTACCTTCTTAGCAACTTCATCGGCACCAGTTGATTTCTCACCAGGCTTACAACCGAACCCGCTACAGGTAAAGTTACATCCGTATGTTCTTAGAAACACACTGGGAACGCCGACAAAGCGACCTTCGCCCTGTAAACTATAAAATATTTCGCTAACTTTAATCTTCATATATTTTTGACCATTTGGTTAATTTTTGACTCTTACGCAACTGTGCCGCACGTAATTCTGCATCCGTATATACGTGGTGCGCCTTGAGCAATTCTATTAATAGTGTAACATCTCCTAGCTCTTGAGTCAAGTGTTCTCTTTGGGTACCACCGTCTTTATACTCATTTTCCATACCAAAACGGCGAATTTTGCTGATAGCAACAATAACTTCGGCACACTCTTCTTGTAAGATGTCAAGGATTTCTGGAACTTTACTCATAATTTAAATTTTACGTTTATGCTAACAAGCCCACTATAATTTCCCATACTAGGACTTCCTAATACATCTACTCCTACCTGTTCACCTTCGATACTGACAACCGGTAATAGCATAAGAGGAACCAATAAATTGGGATAGTTTGAAACTAGGCCACCGATTAATCCTGCCTTAAAAATACTATATTGAATAGGTTGATATGCTACACCAGCATACATTGAAGTTCTATGAAAACTATTATAGTATCCGCCTGCTATTAACTTTGTATCTTCAATTTTTAGATAATCATCAGTTTGAATACCTAGTCCTGGATTAAAGCCATTATATCCACAGGTGTGACAAAAATGATCAGTGCCGCCGCCTATACTAATCCAAGTATCTGCTAGACAAGAATTTGATATGAGTAATATAGCAATGACGACAGTTTTAAGCAAACAAGTCCTCGTTCCATTCACGATGGCCTTCACGGAATGCCATATTGCTTTGCGTTTCACGGACTTCTACACGATAGCACCAAAGTCTATCTGCTTCTGCTGTGCCCCACATATCAGGGATATACACACCGTTAACATATTTGTATAATTGATCTGCTAATCCTTCGCAACCTAGTTTAGGTAGGATAGTTAGTTTAGCCAGATTCTTTTCTTGTAGTAGTTTATAAGTTTCAAGTTCTGGATCATCTTCACTTACTAGTAAGGTATGATCAAATTGACTTTCTAATACAGATTTTAATTCTTTTAGGCCACCATAGTCGGCTGCCCAATTGCGAACATCCAAGTCGTCGGTGCCAAAGTAAAACTTCATACTAAAACTATAACCGTGAATTAAGTTACAGTGACTGTCTGCTCGCCATTGGCGATAAGCGCAGGGAAATGCATCGTGATATTCTTTAGTACTTGTATATCGGTATTGTCTTGCTTGATTCATGCTGATTCTCCTATGTTAAATTATAGCATAGGCGGCAGAATTTATAAAGCGGGAATGACGCCAAGACCGCTGTTTTGGGAATATAACTATTTATCTTGTTCATTTGATGTTGTTGACTTATTTTCATCCACTCGAGTAGTTTTGTCACTATTCATTTTTTTAGCAATATACGGATCAAGGTAAGGTTTGTTTACAGTTTCGTCAGCCACGTTCCAACCAATGGCACTGACAAATCCCACTAACAACCAAGTTCCTATGAGTTCGATGATCACCTAGTCCACCAATCTTCCCATGGGAATACACACCATATGGGTTCTTCATTTTTGTTAATGCTTAGACCCATGTAGTCTACATCTTTAAATTCACTAGCTTCGTTATTGATTAGTACAGCAAAACGTACATTATTGTTGAATACATTTTCCCAGCGTGAATTATTAGGCAAACAGCTACTTTGCCAATCTTGACGAATCCAGTTAAGTGTAGCACCAGTGTCGTTGATATCGTCTACAACAAGAATATTTTTGGCATGCATACTAAAATCAAATGCACTATCGCCGCCTAGAGCTCTATAGCTACCGTCAATCCAGCCAAAGGCATCTTCAGCCATCCAGGTGTTAGTTTCTGGGCCATGTGTATCGTCGCGGAAACTGACCTTAAGAGTATGCATTGGTATATCTAAATATTGACTTAACATGTTGGCAGGAACCAAGCCGCCACGTGTAAGTCCTACAATATAGTCGGGGCGCCATTCATCTCGGGCCATAGCACGAACTATTTCGTGTATCCAACCTTTAACAGTTGCTTCTTTATAAAATACTTTTCTAGACATAATGTTCTGCTTCTTGTAAATTGTGCGATTGTATTTGATCTATAAATTTTATTAAAAACATACTAGCAGTACTAGCATCTGCACCATCAAAACGAATTAGTGTAAGATTAGTTCCATCTTTGGTTACATAGCTAGGTTTTGCCTTACCGTATTGTACTTGTTTTATTGTATGTTCGCGACCACGCCAATCATATTCTTTAAGCATTGTGGCTTGCCCACCAATCATGTTAAACCACTCGCCCATTTCATCAGTGAGTGTTGGAACCATAAAACGAATTTCGTAAGCTACCTTACATCCTGGTGGTAGTTGAATCATCTAATGACATGTCCATGTTGACTAATAATATAACTAATTAAAATAACTACGCAAGCCACTAGTGCAACAATTTCGCAACGATTCATTTGAATAATCTCCTGGCTAAATATTCTTCCCATTGTACCCATTTGCCTTTTGCAATAAATCCCCATTCGCGAACTTTGGTAAAAGGCATAAACAAAGTCCAACATGTAACACCTGGTTTTAATTCTATACGATGTAAACTTTGAGCACCGCAAATTCTAAAATGCCCAGGTCCACGCCACTTACGTACAGTACAATTAAATGAACCATCTTCAAACACTTGGCCGGGTACCCATTCATAGTATCCGCCCTTTAAGATAAAAGTAAAATAACTCCAAGGATGATCGTGCAAATCATCGGGGTCTGACTTAAGAAACTTATGAATAAAAATATTAAAAGGGAACCACTTACGGTCTTTAAGGAATACGTAATATCTTTCCAAATAAGGTTCGTTGTTTACACGATCCATAACAATACGACGACGTCCTAAACGATCCAACAGGTTAAGTAGTTTATTAATCAAATGAATACCTCAGTTCGTTCATTAGTCTGTATTGTCCATTGCTCATTGCAGTTCCGCTAATTCTGTACATAGTTTGTTTGGATAATGCGGTACCCCAAAGTGCTCTAACATAGCTAGTAGTTTGATTTTGCAATCCTAATGTTTTACTAGTATACACACTATTTCCGTTACTGTCAACACCAGTTGGTAGATTTGCAGTAACATTTCCGCTGACTACAACAGGCTTAACTCCAACGTATACACCAACATCGTTAGCAAACCGATAACCAGTTTCGCCCCATACACCGTAGATATCATTGACCTTGGTAATCAACCCTGGGGTGATATTTGTAGTAGTGTAAGTACCACCAACTACAGCACTAAATCCATTTTCTGTATATCTGATAGTGTGATCTAAGTTACCACTTTGGTTAACCATTCCCCACGAACCACCAAACGCCAACCATGGGTTATAGTTTAAGTTGGTATACTGCACACCTGCAGACCAGTTACCGTTTTGCCAAATTTTTGGAATACCAAATGTATAACTTCTAGTTTGGTTTAGTGTTGGGCCATAATTTATGCTTTCTGGTCCACCAAAGGTATTGTACATATTACGAGTTTCTGCACCAATACGCATTGGTCCAGCATTATTAACTGCACCGTTGATCAAATACTCAGTATGGCTAGTTAATTCATATTGATCGATATGTTCACTATCCATATTAAACGAGTTTGACCAACTTGACATATGAGTTGGCATCAGGCTAGCACTAAATGTACGTCCCAGTTGATCTACAGTTGTTACATTACTATCAGCACCATTCATATTTAGGCCGGCAATGTAACCTGTAATAGGTTTATTACCAATTGTAAGAGCACCGTCGGGTGAAAATAATGCTTGCTCGTTAATAACAGGAACACCAGCATAGCTAGATCCTGTGGCTTTGATCATGGTATTAAGTTGTGTATCGGTTAACCAAGGCCAAGTTGTTCTTGCAATATTGATTGCCTGTTGAGCATTAAGGGCAACAGTACCTCCGGTTACCTGTGACAAATAAAAACCATTTTGTGCAGTACCATTGATAGTTTCAGGTACCATGCCTAATAGATATAAATTATTGCCTGGACCTTGTACAAAAGTCACTGTGCTGTTTGCTGATGTTTGCCCAGATGTTAGTAAACCCTGTACTTGTCCAGTAAAGTTAGTAATAGTATTGGCCATACTGGCTACATACTGACCTTTGCTGACCTGCATAAGCACTTGGTTAGCACCCGGTGCTGGCAAAACAATATCTGGCAATCCAGTGTTGAGCAAATCAATGATAACTGGATTAGTACTAGCAGTTTTAGTCATATCGTAGCCAGTTACAGTTGTTGATGTAACATCAGTGAATGTACCGGCGCCATTATTTTTAAGGAACTGTATGCTAGATTTCCACTGACTGTTTTGATAGTTGTTTGGCATACTGACAATAAACACGCTGTCGATGCCAGAACCATCAAAGTCCATTTTCATAACACGGGTAGCGTTACTACCGCCTGTTGTGGCAAAATATGGTGCTGTATTGAATATTGGTGTGGGTAGTTGGCCAACCAAGTTCATAGTAACCGCACCAGTAACTGGATCCTGATGAAAATCAAATAGGTTATTTGGTTTTGCACCCAATGTAGTACCTGCCGCACTATCTGTTACTACAAAACTTGGAGCACCCGTACCTAAAAAGTTACCGGCTGCAATACTACTACCCGATACATTACCAACTGAGTATGCATGGAAGTTATTAGTTGGACTACCCATAACGACTTCAGAAAACGGATAAGCAAGAGCGATAGCATTATCAACACCATTATAAGTGAATACGGCGCTGTCTGTACTGTCAATGGTATGTGGTAATGCAACATCATAACGAGTAAAACTACTACCATTATTAACAAACATCTGCACAGTAGATGAGTTCAAAATACCATCGGTGCCAGGAGCAATAAACATACTTTGACGATTATTACCGGCAAAATTACCAAAGCTGACTCGTGGTGTACCTGTAATAACATTATCGGTGCCACTAAACCATGCACTAGTTTGATCAACTAATTGTCCATTGGACCAACCATAGACACGCAATTTACTATTAATCCAGTTCGCCGCATCAGCTGGTCCAGTTAAATTATTATTATGCGTTTCGCCGCCGGCTAAAATAACATTTTGGGAACCAGTATTAGTTAAATCGGCAGTATACATATTCAATGAACTACCGTATACGCTCGGAGTTACTAAAGGATTGATTGTACCAACTGTGGCAGGCGCATTAACATTATAAGTTGATCCAGAACCACCACCGCCCGATCCACCAGAACCACCACCGCCTCCACCTCCGCCTCCGCTGGAACCACCACCGCCTGAACCACCACCTGGTGTGGGATAGCTATTGCCGGGATTGTTTGCACCCCCGCCGCCACCTCCGCCGCCAGCGCAGGATACTAGCCCAAATACGGAAGTAAACATTAAGGTATATAGTAATTTGCGTTTCATGCATAATCCTAGAATCATTTAAGATACTAGTATTATACATTAATGGGATTTTATGGTCTGTTGTAGAAAAACAACAGATTTTGGGCTTACTTTTCCAGTTTGCGTAAGCGTAAACTTAGATCACGGGTTTCGTGTACATGTTGGTTTTGAAGACGTTCCAACTCATGGCGCATACGACTAATTCTAATATGAGCATAAGCAATAGCCGCAATTACAAGGGTAAAGGTCAATCCCCAACCGGCAATAATGCCAATAATCCATGACCAAAGACTACTTACTTCTCCAACAACGGTGTTTAGGGTTTGTGCTATCATATGTTCTCTGTTAAGGTCAATACTACTTTGAGTTGCTCTTGCGCCGCTTCGTACTTGGCCAAGGCATCTGCTACAGTAACGTTCTTCTCGGCAAGTTCTTTGATCTTTGATTCTTCAGCCATTTTCTTTTGGCACCAATCTAGAGCACTGATAGCCGCACCGCTTAAACTAACTTCAGCAGTACTACCAAACTGAATCCACGTGCTTCCGTTGAACACTTCCATATTATTACCATTCATACGAATCATACCGGTAGCTGGATTATTCTGGTCAGGGTGAACGTAAGGACTATTATTATGTCCACTGACGTGTAGATATCCTGAGGTATTAGAATATATGCTATTAATCATGCTTTTAACTTACTCATAGTAATAATTTTACCCAACTCACGATCAAAGTCTGCACCATCAGGAATAATATGTAAATCGCCATTGGTAAAATCGTTGGACTGAATTTGAACAATAGTGCCACCATTTGCTGGCGTGACTTTGATCGTGAGTGTTTGATTATTAGTTGTAGATGATGCTTGATTGTAGGGACTAATATTAATGGTACCTGCGCCGTTGCCGCCTAATGTATAACTCATTTTATGTTCCTGTGTTTTTTCATATGTTAATGTTAATTTACCTGCAGCAAACCAATTAAAGATTCTAATACGTAAATTTTTAAGCACGAAGCAGTTCCATGCTGAC